ATAAGATAAATAACATTATTGAGGAACATGACAAATGGCTGAGTTTAAATTAGGTAGAATTAAGTTTATTTGGAAGGGTGAATGGGCTGCTAGTACAGATTATACAGTTGACGACGTTATTAATAATGCCGGGCAAACATATATCTGTGTAAGATCACATACATCAACCGGTAATTTTAACACAGATTATACTACATTGCCTACAAAATGGGAATTAGTAAGTGACGGACAAAGATGGGTAGGCGATTGGCAACCATCAACTTACTATGAAAAGGGCGATATTGCAAAATATTTTGCTAATGTTTATGTCTGTACAGTTCCTCATACATCAGCTACATTTTCTGCATCTACTTATTATGGCTTAGAAGAAGATCTAGGATTAGATGGAAGCACTACGCCAAAATGGGAAACTTTTGCTGAATCGATAAGATTTACAGGCGATTGGCTTACAGATACTCGATATCATAAAAATGACATTGTTGTTTATGGTGGTAATGTTTATATTTGTAATACAGTTCATACAAGTGCTTCAACATCTATAGAAGGATTAGAAGATGATGCATCTTATTGGACCTCTTTTAATACTGGTATTACATATCTCGGTAATTGGAATTCCAGCAGCGTTAGATATAAAGTAAATGATGTTGTAAAATATGGTGCTAATCTTTGGATATGTACAGCTTTTCATATATCGACTACAGATTTTAATGAAGCGGTTTGGGACGTTTTTGTAAATGGTCTAGAATTTGAAGATTCATGGAATAACTCTACTCAATATCAAATCGGTGATACTGTTACTTACGGTGGTTATTCTTATATTGCAAAGACAAACAACATTAATAGTCAGCCGACAAGTAATCCTTTAGATTGGGATGTATATCTTACAGGGTTTAGATTCCAAGGAGATTGGGTATCTTCAACAGATTACAAAGTAGGTGATGTTGTTCGCGTGGGCTCATATACTTACGTAGCAAGTGCAGACAGTACAAATCAATTACCTCCTAATGTTTCTTTTTGGAATAGATTAAATTCTGGGTTGAGTTGGACATTCAGTACTCAAACATTTACAGGACTATCAGGAACTAATCTTGTAGGAACTGGTATAAATGCTACATTTGATGTAGTAAGATCTGGAACAGTCTATACGGTTACAGTAGATAATGTTGGAACAGGATACGCTGACAACGATACTATTAAAATTTTAGGATCAAATGTTGGAGGAATTACTCCTGCAAACGATATTATTATCACTGTTCAAGCTACTGGAGGTCAAATTGATTCTATCACACATACTGGTAAATCAACCTCTTGGAAATCAGGTACAGTATACGTTTTAGGTGATATTGTTCTTTACGGAGCAAGTAGTTATATTTGTGTTCAAAGTCACACAGCCGGCGGCGGGAATAGTCCAGCAGCAGATACAACAGCACAATATTGGAATTTATTATCAGCGGGTGCAGAAAGCTCAGTATTAACTACTCAGGGCGATACATTCTATATGAGTCCAATCGGAGCAACAAGATTACCAATTGGAGATGAAGGACAACTTTTAAGAGTTAAGAATGGATATCCCTCATGGGAATTTTATGGTATTGTTAATAACATAGTTTACGTTGGACCTACAGGGGTTGATACTTCTGCTCCGGATTACGGACTTACTATAGACAAGCCATGGAGAACTGTGAGATTTGCTGCCGAACAAATTGAAAAAGGATATTTAAATGTTCAAGCAGCTGAGCTTATTGAGAAAAATAAACAATTCATTATTAAAGAAGTAAACAATTTTATTCAATATACATATGTTGGCATCGATCCTGATAAGACAGAAAGAGATGCAGGAATTGTTGTAGATGCTATAGTTCATGATATAAGTCATGGAGGCAATAATGAAGCTACAAGAGCAGCATTAGAATATTTTAACGAAGCTGGTGATGATTATGTTAATTCAACTGTAGCTACTCAAGTTACTGAATTTGTTGATGGATTAAATTATCTAGTAACTGTTACACAAGACGTATTAGGTAATACAGCACCGGCAGTTAATTATCAAACACTTAATGGAGTTGTAACTCCTGCAACACAGATAGTAGATGTAACTTTAACAGCTGAGACTGGTACTTCTACATCAGTTACTACTTTAGTTGATATTATTACAACTGCTTTAGAAGCTGGAAACACTACTGTTATTGCTGCATCAATCAAACCTAATACTACAATAAGTGTTAAGACTGGAACTTTTACAGAAGTTCTTCCGATTGTAATACCAAATTATACAGCAGTAGTAGGTGACGAACTTCGATCAACAGTAATACAGCCTAAACCTGGTATTGATTTACTTGTAAATGATAAACCAAAGAGCGTAGCAGTTTTACAACATATACAATCTTTGATTCCTGATCTTATAGCAAATAATTCTATTACACCAACAACAGGAAACGATGAAACACAAGTAACATCATTACCTGCAGGTAGTGTAGGATCAACAACAGCAGTCGAAAGAATAGTTACTAGCAATGCTCTTATTAGAGATATTGTAGAGAACGGTCTACCTCAAGTTCCTGCATTTGTTCTTCCAAATCCTACAAATTATAATACCACGTTAGTTAATGTAGCATACGCATCAACAGGAAATTTAACAGGTGATACTGTTAACTATGGAGATGGTAGAGCTCAGATAGTTCAGAACTATCAATTTATCAAAGACGAAATAGCAGCTTGGTTAACAGTTAACGGTGATTGGACATCATATAGTGATGCTAATAAATTAAAAACTTTAAGAGATGCAACTAGAATATTAGATGCTATTCAATATGATATAACATACGGTGGTAATCGTCAATCTCTAGTCGCAGGTAGAGCTTATTATTCAAATAATATTTTACAAATTGGAGACGACTTCTTAACTGATACTTTAGGTGTCTTAGCTAGAATAAAAACTATAGTTGGACAAATTGTAACTAAAACAGCCGTTACTCCAACAGCAGGAAATACTACACCACAAGTTACTACTGGTACTGCCGGTTCAGCAGGAGCCGCAGCATTTGCTCAAGCAAGAGTTCAAGATGTTGTTGATTGGATCAATAATGCTGAAGCTAATACTACAGTAGAACCTTATAAAGCATGGGCATCAGCAGCTTTACAAACTGCATTTACAGCCTTGCAAGATAAGAGAGAAGAAATTGCATATGATTCTCGTTTATGGGTTAAGAAATTCTATCAGGCAACTTCATTTGATTTTGCCCTTACTGATAGAGATGCAGGTGACATAGTTGATGCATTAAGTTATGACTTACTTTTTGGTAGTAATTTTTATTCACTTACAGCTGGACGTAGATATCATAGTGATGTTGCAAGTACTCAGTTTTTACTAACAAATATTTTAGAAGAGTCGGTTGGTGCAATAAACTTTATCGGGTGGAAAGCAAAGAATATTGCAGCATCCGGTGCAACTGCTCAGATACTTACTACTATTGACGATATTACATCAGAAATAAGAGGTGTTGTATCTACTACATTAACAACAGCTACAACTTCTACAAATGTTCTAACTGTTACAAGTACATCAGGCATGTATGCAAATATGCCAGTTAGATTTACAGGACTTCCTGCAGATACAACTACTACAGCGACAGCTACAGCCGTGACTACAAATTTAATTACACTAGCAAGTGCTACAGGAATTGCTGTTAATCAACCTATATGGTTTACAGGTAATGTATTTGGTAATGTAATTCAAAATCAAAAATATTATGTACTTTCAGTAGCTGGTAGTCAAATTACCATAAGTCTAACTATTAGTGGATCAGCAGTTGCGCTTATAACTGGCTCAGGAACTATGAATGTTACTGTGAATAGAGCAGGTGGTCTTTACGAAGGAAAAACTTATTGGGTTAACACTGTTCCTGGAACAACTACTCTTACTATAACTGAAACATATAAGAGTGGTACACCAGTTACAATAGGAAATACAGTAACAAGTATGACTGCTACAATAACTGTAGGCGAGAGAGCTGAAGTTAATGGTACTATAGATTATAATAATAATCTAGGTATTATAAAAGGCGCAGAAATTTTACGTGCTAATAAAACATTTTTAGCTTATGAATCAACTGCTTGGACCTCGGATACATATTCTGACATTGTTGATATTACAACTGCCAGCAATAATCGTTACAGCACAACTAGCACCCATCCTTTCGTAGTAGGCGATCCTGTTGTATTTTCAGGAACATCAATTGTTGATAGCGGTATTTCAATTGGAACTACTTACTGGGTTTTAGCAGTTCCTACCTTGACAACATTCACTTTAACCGCAGAACAAGATGGAACTACAGAAATAGACATTACTAATAACGGTACAGGATCTATGACTGTAACTTATTCATACGATGAAGCATCATGTCGTAGAGATGCCCTTGCCTATGTAAATGCATTAATACATGATCTTAATAATGTCGGTAACTATTGGGCTGTTAGAGCAGCAGTTCAATATGTTCATGCTGTTGATGGATCAGAATTATCTAATATGTTCTTTGTAGGTAATGGTACAGGATTGAGAAATTGTACATTAACTGGATTGTCCGGTCAACTTACTGCACCTAATGTTTATGGTACACGTAGACCAACTGCTGGTGCATATACATCACTTAATCCAGGATTTGGTCCTGCAGATCGTAAATGGTGGGTATTAGAGCGTTCACACTATTCACAGAACGTAACTATGTTTGGTACAGCATGTACAGGTGCTAAAATTGATTCTGCACTTCACGACGGTGGAAACAAGTCAATGGTTAAGAACGACTATACAACTATCCTTAGTGATGGTATCGGTGTATGGTGTACTGGTTCAGAATCACTTGTAGAACTTGTGTCAGTGTTCAATTACTATGGTTACGCAGGTTATATTGCAGAACTAGGTGGACGTATTCGTGCTACTAACGGTAACTCATCATATGGTACATATGGTGTTATTGCCGAAGGTGTTGATAGTTATGAAGAACCACTTTATTTAAGATTAGATAATAGAGCAAGTGATGTTCAAATTTCACAAGTATTTACAGATGGTGTAAATGAGATTCTTGGATTTGAATACGGTAATGCCGGTTCCGGATACACAAATATCGATATTACAATTAGCGGAGCAGGATTTAATGCTACAGCCGTTGGCGATGAATTCCGCGATAGCGCAGTATTCGAAACAAGACTTATCGATCCAGATAACGGAGATGATGTAGGTGGTGCTGATTATATAACTGCATCAAATGTTGCTCAGTTAGGTGATATTGCAAGTATTACTCTTGCAGCAACTGATACAGCATTAAGTCCAGTTTATGTAGGTATGAGAGTAATACTTACATCAGGAACTGGTGCTGGGCAATATGGTCAAATACTCACATATAATAATGGTAGTAAGGTTGCTAAAGTTATCAGAGATAGTTTTACAACTTTAACTGTAACAAATACAGCTATTACAAATAATCTGTTAACAGTAGCTAGTACAGCAACTTTATATGTAGGAATGCCAATTTATTTAGGAACAGGTGCTACAAACGGTGTTTCAGCAAATACATTATACTATATAATTGCAGCTAATTTTTCATCAACTCAATTCGCAGTAAGTGAATCATTGAGTGGCTCAGCCGTAACTATAACAGCAAATGCTAGTGGATTAACTATTCCTCTATATGCTACTGGTTGGGATCATATTATACCAGGTAAAGCGATAGAGAATATATTAGATCTCACTACAGGATATACTATTGAGCCGAGGATGTCTTATGCCGCTCCAGGATTTACTTCTAGTGCAGCAACTATGTCGGCTACTACAACCTGGCAAGCATCTACATATGGCGAAGGTAATTTCGTTGCAATTACAAGTAGCGGAACTACTACAGCATATTCAACTAACGGTGTGAACTGGAATAGTGCAGGTGCTTTACCTGCATCAGTTTCTTGGGCCGACGTTGTATACGGTGGAGGACAAGGTGCAACTGCTTATGCCGTAGTAGGCGGTCTTGGTGGTTCGGGTGCTGTTCTTGCAGTTACAATGGGCGAATTTAATACTAACGGTGATCCACTACCAGATCAAGTTGCAAGCATTACAGTTGTAGACGGTGGATTTAGTTATTCATCACCGCCAACTATAGTTTTCTCGGGTGGCGGACCTGGCTCAGGAACAGTTGCAACTGCACAAGTTCTTGATGGTGTTATTCAATCAGTAATTGTGGAAATTCCAGGATCAGGATACACCAGTACACCTACTGCTACTGCAAGAACAGATATTGTTACTGAAATTGTTGTTACAACTTGGGGTAAAAATTATCAAACTGCTCCAACAGTTACACTAGTCGGTGGAGGTTTTTCTACTTTAGCTACTGCTACAGCAAGTCTTACTAATGGCGGAGTTAGCACTATTGCAGTTGACGACGGGGGTGAAGGATACACTTCTACACCTACAATAACTATTGTTGATTCAAGTGCTAAGTTTGTTGCGATTAGAGCAACTGGTGGCAATCCTTCAGCATATCAAGAAGAAGCAGGATTGGGAACAGCTTGGTCGGCTTCAAGCACTAATCAACCGGCAGGTACATATACATCTTTAGTATATGGTAATAATGTTTATGTTGCAGTGGGTGGAACAAATACTGCTATATCAAGTGTCGACGGTGATACATGGGTATCGAGAACAATTCCAACATTAGGAGCAGGATCTTATAGTTCACTTGCTTATGGTAATGGAACATTTATTGCTATCTCAACAGGAAATAATGTAACTGCAAAATCAACCAATGGTAATACTTGGACTGCCGGCGGAAACTTACCAAGTTCTACTACATGGACTTCAGTTGCTTATGGTAACGGTAGATTTGTTGCTGTAGCAAGCGGTGGAAGATCAGTTGCCTATAGTATAGATAAAGGTACAACATGGACTACGGTAAGTCCAGGACTTCCATCAAGTGCTACATGGACAACTTTAAGATATGGACAAGGATTATTTGTTGCATTAGCATCAGGAACAGATGTAGCTGCTACAAGTCCAGACGGTATTACTTGGACTTCTAGAACAATGTCTGCTAATACAAATTGGAGAGCTTTAGCATTTGGTAATCCAGACAATCATCCAATTTGGATAGCAGCTTCAAACACATCTGGAACAATAGGTTCAATACTTTATACAGGTGCTAGGGCCATTAGTAGAGCAAGAGTAGTTTCGGGTTCAATATCTGAAATTAGAATGTTAGAACCTGGTTCTGGATATCCAAAAGGATCTATTACAGCAACTACAAGTGGAACTAACTTAATAACAGCTAATAGAACGGTAAATCTTGTAAATAGTCAACCAGTTAGATTTACAGGTTTAGACGATTATGGTTTAGATACCGGAACAACTTATTATGTAATAGGATCAACAATTACCAGTACTCAATTTAAAGTTAGTGCAACCTCCGGAAGCGCAACTCCTATTACACTAACTACTGGTTCTGCTCTAACAGGAACTTATAGAGCATCGCCTATTGTAACACAAACCGATCCTAATAATACTCAAGATGCTGTATTTATAGCTAGAATGGGAGACGGTGCATTAGGTAACCCATCTTTTAGTGATAGAGGAACTGCAAATACAACTGCTACTGCATCTGCATCAGGTGATGGATATAGTGATCTTTATCAACCAAGTAATTTTGTTAACGTATCAAATGTATTTGATTTACCGTTACCGGGTGCTAATGTTGAATTTGAATCTATTCCGGGAGAATATTATAAACTTGTTAGTGTAACTAATATATTAGGTATTCCTGGAAATTATACAGCGACAATACAAATCAATCCTGCACTGTCGGTTTTAGTTGCTCCAGAACATAATGAGTTAGTAACAACTAGATTAAAATATAGTCAAGTTCGTCTAACAGGACATGATTTCTTGTATATAGGAACTGGTAATTTTGCTGATACAAATTATCCATTTGTTGATACTTCAACAGCTATAACAGCAAATCAGACACTTGCATCAAACGGTGGTAGAGTATTCTTTACATCAACTGACCAAGATGGTAACTTTAACGTAGGTAACTTGTTTGGCGTTCAACAGAGTACAGGTACTGCTACATTGAATGCTAGTGCGTTTAATCTAAGTGGACTACAGAGCTTGCAACTTGGATCACTTGGTGTTGGTACCGGATCAGCTGTTATTACACAGTTTAGTACAGATCCGTTCTTTACAGCTAATAGCGATGAAGTTGTACCAACTCAAAGAGCAATTAAGAGTTATATCACATCACAGATTGGTGGTGGTCAGAGCTCACTAAACGTAAATACATTAACTGCCGGTGTTATCTATGTTGCTAATAATACAATATCGACTACATCAGGAGAGCAAATAAATGTAAAGGCTAAAATGAACTTCACCGGCGGTATAGACGGTGCCCCAGTAGCACTTGCATTATTCATACAAAGATAATTGGAGAATTAAATTATGGCAACAGGAAGATTAGGTACCTCAACACAATTAACTGCTACAACAAACACCGTTTGTTATACAGTACCAACAGGTACGTACGCAGTTTTTAACGTATCAATGACTAATGTATCAACTAGCTCAGTAACTGTTAGATTAGCAATGGCATCAACTAGCTCACCTGCTGGATCTGAATGGATTGAATTCGATACAGTTGTTATTGGTAAAGGTGTTTTTGAAAGAACAGGAATTGTTTTAGATGCAGGAAAGAACGTTGTAGCTTGGGCAAGTGCAGGCTCTGCAATCAATGTAAATATTTTCGGAATCGAAACATCAACAACTTAATAAAGGACTAGATAATGCCAAGATATAATACGGTAACTTCAGTTAGTTCGGTTACTACAACATCGACTATTTCAGCACCTCAACAAGGTATTTTAACGACTCTAACTGGAACACCTCCATACACAGTAACTCTTGCTGATCCTAGATTATATTTTGGTCAATCGCAGAGTTTTTATAACACAACAGGCGGTACTATAACATTAACTGTAGCTGTTTATAGTGGACCAAGTATTAAAAATGGTTCAACAACGGCTTTTACCTATACTATGGGAAATCATTCTTTAGTAACACTAACATCAGATGGAACAAATTATGTTGTTACATCTTACACTTTAGGATCTCCTGTAAATGTTAGTGTAACTGGAGGAACAACTGCTTTAAGTAATCAAGTCTTATGGTGTAATACAACAAGTGCAGGATTTACTGTAACATTACCAGCAAGTCCAGTACAAGGCGACACTATTAGAGTTATAGATGCCGCCGGTACATTTCAAACAAACAATCTTACAATAGGTCGTAACGGACAAAATATTATGAGTCTAGCAGAAGATCTAGTGGTAGCATCACAGAATGCTGCATTTGATATGATCTATTTTGACGCAACAAGAGGTTGGAGAATATTTTCAATTTAAGGATGATATATGGCAACATATTCGAGTTTTAAAAGAGTTACTTCAGACGCAATTCTGAATTCTACAATAACAGGTAATGATATTGCATCTAATACAATACCTAATAGTGCTATAGGTTCTCAACAAGTTCCAGCTGGTGCTATGAGTGGAACTGTATCATCTTCAGTGTTAGCATCAACTATTGATTTAAGTTCTAGGACAGTAACTTATAGACCAATAGTTGATGCCGATATATCTGGTAGTGCTGGTATTACTGGTACTACATTAGGTAGCGGTGCAATAACTACTAACCTTGGTTATACTCCAATTAATAACACAGGTGATACAGTATCAGGACAGCTTTTTGTTCCAGCAGGAAGTACTGCCGCTCCAAGTATTGCCCTTTCAAGTATGACCGATAACGGAATTAATTTTACTGGAACAACAGTTCAAGTAGTATCAGACGGAGCAGTTAGTCTTAACGTAGACGGCAGTGGATTTATTACTAGACCAAATCATCCAGCATTTTGTGCGGTAGGTCAAAATGGTTGGTATTATGTTAATACCTGGGGACCACCGGCACGTGAAGTAGAAATAGATGCAAACTGGAACTGGGCAGTTGCTTATCAAAGTGGTGGATCTAACTTTTCTACACCAGGTGGAAGATATACAGCACCGGTAGCAGGACATTATGCTTTTCAGACTTGGTGGTACATGCTAAATGATGCTAATACTCCACCTAATTATGTTCATCTTTTTGTTAGAAAGAATAATAATAGAGGTTGGACTGCTGGCGGACGTAGCCCATATATTATGCATATGCATCAAAACGCTAATGGTCACGATGACGGATGGTGCCAATCTGCTGTTATGCCTTTAGCTGCTGGTGACTTTGTAAGTTTAGCATGTGTATTTCACGGAAATAGCTCACGATTACACGCAGGACATCAAATTTTTAGCGGATACTTGATAGGATAATTCATGGCAACGTATGCAAGTTTTAAAAAAATAAATTCTGAAGCAATAATAGATGGTGCTGTAACTGGGTCAGCATTGGGATCTGGATCAATATTATCAGCAGCTTTTGCTTCTGGTTCTGTAAGAACAACAGATTTTACTGCTGGTGCTGTAGGAACAAATCAACTTGCTGCTACTGTAGATCTAAGCGGTAAGACTATGACATATCGAGCATTTGTTAATAGTGATTTTGCCGCAGGATCAGTAGCAGGAAATAGACTTGCAAGCGGAGTAGCAGTTGCTAATTTAGGATATACACCGGCAAATAGAGCCGGTGATACTATGACAGGTCAGTTACAATTACCTTTAGGTAGTGCAGGAACTCCTTCATTAGTTTCTAGTGGTAATACTAATACTGGTGTTTATTTTACAGGTACAAATAATGTATCTATATCAACTGCCGGCGGCAATGTTAACTCTTTTTCAAGACAGGGTGCTAATAATACTACGTTCCATACACAACCTAATTTACCAGTTTTTATGGCATCAGGAAATGGTGGATGGTATTATGGTAACGCATTTGGAGGTAACGGACGTTGGGCAGAACTCAATAACTTACAACCAGGCGGCGGATGGGCATGGCAAATAGCTTCTCAACAAGGTGGAAGTAACTTAGCTACGAATGGTAGATTTACTGCTCCTGTAGCAGGTTGGTATTGGTTTTATGTTCAAAGTTATCAATATAACGATACTAATAATAGCGCCGGATATATGCATTGGGTTATAGGATATAATGGAACTATCGGTACAGACAGAGTAACAGGTCGAGCTCCCCACACAATCTATGGTCACCAAGTTAGTGCTAACCATGTTCCTGGAGTTAGTGCTAATTTACAGATGTATTTAAATGCAGGCGATTATGCTATTCCGCAACCATATTGGGGCGGTGGCGGCGCAGCAAGAATTCACGGCGATCATAGTTTATGGTGTGGATATTTAATAGGATGATTTTATAAATGGCAACATATAATAGTTTTAAAAGGGTAATTGCGACAGACTCGTTTGTAGCTAGTACATTAACTTCATCAGACTTTGCACCCGGAGCAGTAGTTAATGGTGACCTAGCACCTGGTGCAGTACAGCAAGGTAATATTGCGTTAGGGTCTGTTGGAGCAACACAATTAGCGTCTAGTATAGACTTAACCGGTAAAACAGTTACATATAGAACTATTGTAGTAGGAGATATTTCAGCATCGTCTAATATATCTAGTAGTAAATTAGCATCAGGTGCTGCTACTACTAATTTAGGATATACACCATTAAATAGAGCAGGTGGTGTGCTATCTGGTCCATTAAGAACTACCTCAGGTTCGGCAGCCGCGCCAGCTATTGCTTCTAGCGCAAGTACAAACACAGGATTGTATTTTCCTAACGATAATACCGTACGCATTACTACAGCAGGTGTTGAGAGAGCACGTTGGGATGCATCAGGAAGATTCATGCAAGGAGCAGCAGCAACTCCTCAAACTACCGGAACACCTATGTTTCAAAGTCATGGAACTAATGGATGGCTTTACAATAACCAGTTAGGAGCAGGAACAGGCTGGCAAGAATTAAGTCCTGGATTCGGTTGGACCGGATATCAGAGAAACGGTAATGGATTTAATTATACAACCGGTAGATATACTATACCTGTAGCAGGACACTATAATTTTCAGTGGCTTTCTTATCAACACAATGATACCAGTTGGACAAGTACTACCGGTCACATGCATATGTCATTAGGTAAGAGTGGTAGCATAAGTGCTTTTGGTGGGCGTGTTCCGCATGGAATATGGGCACATGGAAACGGCAGTCCTTATCCACATGGAGTAAATTGGCAAATTTCTAGTTTTTTTAATGCCGGAGAGTATGCAAGTATATGGTGTTATTGGAGTAACAATAATAATAGATTCCATTCTTCACACTCTTTCTTTAACGGGTATTTGATAGGCTAATAAATAAGAACGGAGATAAAACAAAATGATGAATAGACAACAATTTATAATACATTTAAACGAATTAGAAGACAAATTGTTACGTCATGTTGTTGCTGATCCAGATGACTGGATACAAAATTTAATCGAGTGGCGTGTTAGAATAGCACAAGATGATTACTTGCCAAAAGCAATAGAAGAACTTAAAGCTCGA